GCGCATTTAGTGCGCGGCGGGGTATTCTACCACCTTTAACGGGGAAAAATTTTTGAAAATGAAGAAATAACACATTATTGCATTCACGTCATGATCGCTATTTCGCTTACGTAGTGGTTAATATGGACGTCGTACTGTTATTTGTTAAATAACTTGTGGTGTTCGTAGACCTTGTGCTCTATGAGCTGTGACTATGATGTTTTGTGATCCTTCTTTTCGAAAGACTCTTGTCCTTAGAGTATAAATTAGTTCTATTCTGTACCATTAGGTACAGTCCAGTCGATCACTTAGTAGAGTGACTCACTGAAGATGTTCCAAACGATTTTCATTTGGTTGGTGGGTGTTTTTGTCCCACCTGTGTTCTATTCTGCATGTTTATTGTGCAGTCCAGTCGATCATTAGTTATAATAATGACTCACTGAAGATGTCCCAAACGATTGTTAGTTTAGCCTTGGCTGCCACTTTGTGGCAGCCTAAATAAGAGTTGAGATATAAGAGGAGGAATATGCCAATATTTCTTCTCTGAAACTCCAGGTTGGAAGGCCCAGTGGAATAGGAGTAGGGTTGCACTTTTTTATTACGGTGCCCGAACGTTAGCTTTAACTCCATGATTAGTTGGTCAGAAATGAGCAAAAGCCTGAAAAGTCTCTGACGTTTCCGGAAGGACAGGCACGTGGTGGAGTAGAGGACTCGTCATCCTCGTAACGTAATAAAAAAGAATACTTGAAACTAGGAAGCCGATGGGGTACCTATCAACATTATGAGTCCAGGATTCCCGAAAGGAGTCTACTTCATAGTGGGGTATTTTGAACCTGTGTTGGTATTAAAGTTCTTAATGGATGGGTATCGCGCCCAAGATTTGGCAATCACCAAATGCGACTGCTGGTATAACAGTGAGGTGTCTGCGCCAGTTAGTATGTGCGGTTTAACAAACTACAGATATTGATAACGTAATTATGACTACTTTTGCTGTTGACACGACGAATTTTTGCCGAAATTATTTGCGCCATTTGCAGAGTATTGATATTGTGACATTTCCTTATGAGTTGAAAGTTAAGGCTCATACTGGAGAATTGTGTTACTATTGTAGAGAGGATTGTTGTCCAGCTTGTTGTACAGGTCGGACGTATGAATTTGTGGATGATAGATATGTTATTATCCCGAACCATTTCTTTGTACCTGGATCTATGGGTACTATTAGCGGAAAATTAAATGATATTTTCTGCATGCGTAAAGGTTCTGTTTATGATATGCTTGACGATTGTAGTAAAGTGGTTTTGTTGAAGGTAGCCTTGGAGAATAAATGGTTACCATTAGAATATTTCCTCACTATGAGGGATCATCATTTACTACAACAAAAGATCATTAAGAACCAGAATCTTGAAGCTGTGATGGATCATATCACAGGTTTTGGAGAGTATTTGTCCCAGTTGGCAAATGATGGAAAAGAGTACATCTTACGTGTTCTACGTGAGTGTCTTCAGGCTATTATGGCGTCGGCTATAAAGACCCTGGCCGGTCTATTGAAAGATGCATTTTATAAGGCGGCGATTGATAAATTGAAGGAAGTACTCCGTACTTCCCAAGCCAAAGTTCACCTCTTTATCACTACGTTGTTACGTATGGTATTGGGTTATAAAATGCACCAAATTATCTTGGAGATTGTATTTGCAAGTTCTGATGATTTGGTTAATCTAGTTCCTACAATATTGGCCTTTGTTTCTAGCCTACCAAAGATGGTAGGGGATACGCCTGTAGTAGCTCCAATAGAAGGAGTGGCAGTCAATCAAGGTTTTATTGATGATATTACTACACCCGTGTTGTCGGTGTTGTGTATGGTTTTGTATTCAGGTGCTTCTAGTAGACCCTTGGATCTTTCTAGAGCGATTAATATTAATCGTTTAATTGGGGGTTTGGTGCCGAAAAATGTTTCCGATTACATGTCATATTTACCTTTGATTGGTGATTTGGTAAAGTCTTCAGGACTTCAGGATGCGATTGAAGGCGCACCTAGTACGTGGATGATTGTAAGTCACAATCTAAGACCCCCTGAGAATTTGCCAGTTAGAGAATTGAATGAGTTGATGAATCACTGGGTTGTGTGTTGTGAGGAAAGAAACAATCCTGCATGTAAGGATGCATTTAAGTATATGAAGGTCAATTATGCTGGATATCTTAAGATGCCAGAGGTATTGAAGAAAGCTACATGCAGACCTCGCCCTAACCCTTTTTGCATGTGTTTGCAAGGAGGGACTTCTGTAGGGAAGAGTAATCAAGCGGATAAATTAGGTTTATTCGCTTTGTTCTGTCTTACTTTGTATGACTCTGATTACTCATATTTAGCGGAAGCCGTGCAAAAGGACATGAAAGCCTCAGAGGAAGATAGAGAAATTAGAATAGAGGATTACGTGTACACTTTTACAGGTGTAGCTACCCATTGGGACGGATATATGGGGCAACCCATTATTATCCTGTCCGATTTTTTGTCCGCAGCTGAGAAAGGAGTTAAGGTCAATGCTGAAAATCTTTTGAGATTGAAAGATACAGCGCCTTACTTACTCCCAATGGCTTCACTTCCCGATAAAGGTAGGTTTGCAGAACCTCGAGTTCTTATTGTTACTACAAATATTGGAATCGCGGCTTGGAGAACCAAGCTTGCTACTAATAGTAACAATCCAGAAGCTTATCTTTCCCGTATAGATGCGTATTTTGAAGTGGAGCCCATAAGTAAAACGGAGGATGGCAGATTATTGCCCATACCTGACACTGATCAGCAATGTTTGTATAAGTTGTGTAGACCAGGTGCGAAGTGGGATTATAGTCTAAAGAGTCCGCCGTTAGGTTGGCAATACGTGTTGCTAACGTTGCGTAATGGTATTAGAGAAGTTTACCAGAAAAAAGAAGCAAAAGTGTTGCATGAGACTAGAGAAATGATGGAAATTTTACTTGAGAATAGTGATTATGATTTCGCAGATATTCCAAGTCGTGGTGTTTATGAGAAGCAAGAAGCGACCAACCAAATGTTTGGTGTAGGAAACCTTTTTAGTGGTGGTTTTGGACCACCCTTATATGACCCAGTTAGTTTGGGCATGATACCAATCAATCCACCACCGAAACTTAGTGATGTTAAGGTAAGTGTTCCAGAAGAGTATTGGTTGGCTAAAAAAGGTAAGAGTTTTATTTGTGGAATCAGGCGATGGTTTGGCTTTGATGATAAGCATGATTTTCACGACTACTATCGAGTTTTTGATGAGGATAGTGATTTTGAAACT